AGGTCAACGGTTCCTACAGCTAAAGTTACAAAGCCATTTCCAGCGTCTTTTGTCCATTCCATCGACGAATTAAGGCGGATGACGCCATTCGTTCCGTCGGTTCCCCAGATGTAGCCAGCAGTGCCGCCAGCGACCACGGCAACCTTTTCGTCGGTGTCGCCATTGGGGATATTCAGTGCCGTCTTGAAGTCGGCAATCGTGATTTTCTTCGCCTTGATACCTGTTGCGCTGGCATCATGCACCATCAGCAAATCGGCTGCGCCATCAATCGCGCCGATGGAACCAAGGTCATCAACGGCTGGCACGACAGGCTGCGACGTTGTTGCGTCGATAGCAACGTGCATCGTTGAACGGTCAGTCGTGAAGTGCTGTTCACCAGCCAGCATACCTGTTGTTGGCAAATTAGCCTTTAAGCCGCGCTTAATTTGTATCCGTGCCATTGACCGTCCTTAGTTGAATGTGCCGCCATCAACGATGACAGGCTTGTTACGCCACAATAACGCTTCTTCGTCATACTGCAAAATGTCTTCGTTGAGAATACCAGCAACAGCAACATCTTGCAATTCGCTTAAATAAGTCGCGCCGCCGCTTCCGCTGCCACCACCACCGCCATAAAACCCGCTTACCTTGGGCTTGGGCAGTTCAATCTGAAACTCTCGACCGTCGGTCAGCGTTATCCAGAAAGACGTATCGTCGCGCTGCTCCACCAATGCCACGCCAGTGCCGTCGGAACCATTAGCACCAGCAGCACCGTTACGCCCATTGCTACCATCGCGGCCATCCCGACCATCAGCACCATCGCGGCCATCGCTTCCAGCAGGGCCAATAAGTGAAGCACGGTTGACTTCAAACCAGACATCAACGGCAAGTTGTATTTCCTCATCTGTGGGTGCGCGACCTTCGGGGCCTTGCTCTCCGTCTTTTCCGTCAACTCCGTCGGCTGGCTGCGATATGTTGTCCTGTAGCCAAGCAACAGCAGCAGCTTTGATTTGTTCGTCCGTAACAGGAGGTGCATCATCGCCCCGTTCCCCTTGTGGGCCAGCTTCGCCTTGCGGCCCTGCTATCATCGTGCGTGATAGTGCGTCGTTTGTGCGCTGATTTAACGCAGCAACGGCCTCCACTAGCGAGGCAATGATTTCCTCGCTGATAGCCATCCTTAAAGACCCAAGCGGCTGCGGATGTTGTCAAGCAAACTGTTATCAGGCGCAACGTCATTGGCTGCGTCGGATAAGTCAGGCACTTGTTCATCAAAGCTTGGGCCAGCGTCAGCCAACTGCGCTTCGTATTCCTCATATTCCATATCAGGTGAAATCAATTCGCCGCGCTGGAAGTTATCGAACAGAACCGAAAGCGGCATTGCATCGCCTTGGTATGCGCCAAGCAATGCTGTGACCATCTGCGGGGCCATACGTGCAGCGCCAAAGTCTGTGTTCAGGTTAAATTCAACGTCCTGTGGTGCGCCAACCCATTCGGCCATCCAATTCAGAGCGCGGGTGATAGCGTCCGATGCAGAGCGGCTGATTGACGCAAGCACTGACCGTTCGCCAGCGGTCTTTAATTCGACCGTGCCAAAGGCTTCAGCGGTGCGCTTATCGTCGGCAAGCATCCGTGCGCCAAGCACTGCCATGCGCTGTTCTTTGTCCTTTAGGGCTTCGCGCAGCGTCTTCAGGCCATCGCCCTTAAATTCAAGATAGCCAGCGTTGGCGGCAGGGTCGGGGAATATCCATGCGCTCATTGAGCCGACCGAAAGCGTCGCGCCTTCTGGAAGCTGCACACCCGCAACATATGGGGTTGGCAAGCCAGTGAAGTGCAATCCATGCTCATAATCTGCACTGTTGCGATAGTGGCCAAGGTTCGTGTCTACCAAGTCCAGCAATGGCGGTTTCTGCACTGTGGCAGTTGCGCTGTTGGCCCCAAGGATGACGAACGGGATGTAACGCAATGTGCCGCCGTTTCGTGTTGGCAATATTTCGCTAATCAGTTCGTTGTCTTCGGTCATTACGCGAACGCGATAACCTTTGTCCGTCAGGTCAAGGACGCGATATTGCGTAACCTGATTGGTGGTAAATTCGTTTTCCTGCACATCGACAGTTTCTTTAAGCACCACAAGCGTCAGCACCTGTGCGCCATTGATGTAGCTGACGCGCCAGTTGATGATGCTTTCCGCTGTGTAATAGCGCAAGAATGGGCGGATGTTTAACGCTTCCGCAGCGGCAATCGTGATATTGGTCGGTGCATTGGCGGGATAATCGACCATGATGCCGACGCGACCGACAGCAATCTGTTGCTCGACAACCTGTTCGCTAAATTCGCGCAGATTATCGCCAGCAAGCGTTATGTCATCAGCATAAGGCTCAATCGCGGTGGGCAGCTTCCATGTAGGGTCTTTGGCAAATATCATGCCCGTGAAGGCATCCAGTGTCCGTGCGCTTGCGTTGAAGAAGCCAGCCCGTTCTTGATACGTTACATATTCAACATCCGTTTGGCCTGTCAGCCGTGGCAGATAGTTGTTCGTGTCAAACGATGGGTTGTAAAGGCTTCCAGTGTAGCGCGTGTTGCTGACATAGTTCTGGATTAAAGCATCCCGCCCAGCGATGACATCGCGGCAACGCTTCCACTTAAAGCGGTTAGCGTCATATTCGGTGTTGGTGTTGGAGACAGACATTTACACCCCAGAAATTTGAGCAAAGGATACCGTTCCTCTACCGATAGCATATTTATATGCAATAAAATAGCCGATAGCATCATTCAGATGGTCAAAGCCGCTTGATTTATCTGGCTCGCCATTTTTCGCGTATGCTTGGCGCTCCAGACCTTCAATCACATTAGGGCATTTGTCAGGATTGACCAAGAGCCTTCGCTTGCCTTGGTTATAAATCATCTGATTGACTGCCATAAGCCTATCTTTGACCGCAGGGTTTTTGCTGTTTGCCAATACCGTGAAGCCAGCCGACCGAAGCAGCGTCAAATCGGATAAGCTGGCGTTGACGCTCTTGGTCGCGCCGCCCGATGCGTCAGGGTAAACCGTTATTTGATGCCCAGCAAAGCGTTCTTGTAATACCCGTATGAGCGTTGGCGTATCGCGCACACCCGATAATTCATCCAGTGCCAGCGGGTCGTTGTTCCGTATCACGCACACGACGGCGCTCATGTTGTTGACGTTAAAGTCAACACCGATGTGGAGCGGCTCGCGCTGTTCGATGGTCGCAAAGGTGATATTCAGTTTGCGGTCAAACTCTGGATATATGCTGCCAGCCGTTAGGTTGACGAACTCGCCATCAAGGTATGCAGCAAGCAAGCTGGCGCTGTAACTGTTCTGCAAGTTCTGAATGTAATCAGGCGGAAGGTTGGCGGCATTGTCGGATGTCTTGGCCTTATACAGCGAATATCCTTCGGCCTTGTTCTTCACCCAGCGGTCATAGACGAAGCGGAAGCCTTCAGGCGTCGTGGCAACACCGACAGTATTGCGAACGGGCTTGCCGCCGATGGTAAATGCCTTTTGGCGGTTACGGGCGATAATCTTGTTCCAGACAGCCCGTGCCTTTTCGATGGGCAGCGTATCAAGTTCATCGACAACGCTGTGGGCGACTTCGTAACCGACGATGCGGTCAGGCTGTTCCATGTTGCGGAAGATGATGCGGCCCAGTTCCGTTTCCAGCACTGCCTTTTGCTGGTTCAGCTTGAACGGGATGCCGTTGCGCTCAAACAATGCTGGGAAGCGTTGGAAGGCGATGTCTTCAATCAGCGGATAGGTGGGCAGATAATATGCCACATCCTGATACGGGCAGTAACGCTTTAAGCGCATTAGCCGTGCGATACCCGCAGCCGTCTTGCCAGAACCAAATCCACCGACGAACGCAGGAAATGGGTCTGTGCTGTATATAAAATCCCTTTGGCTTGGCGTGAAGGTCAAAGCCAATCTTCGTCCGTAATGGGCTTGAAGTGCATATTGACAGCCAGCTTGGTCGGTTCGTTATAGCCGTGCATGATGTTTAGTTCTTTGACCGCAGCCGTCATCCCCGACGATGCCTTGGCTTCCAGCGCAATGCGGTATGCGCTCATTAAGCCCTTCACGGACATTTCGCGTGTCCATAATTGCTTTTCGGCAACCTGTGATTTCAATTCAGCAACCCTTGCCGCAACCTTTCCGTCGCTCATAAGCACAGATGCCTTGGAATAGATGGTGTTATCCTTCATCCTTTCAGCGTCATATGCCATGCGATAAGCGTCTGCTTGGCCTAAACCATCAGCTATGCCTTGGCAGAATGCTTCTTGCTTTGCGGTCAGTTTAACATCAGCCATCAAAGGCTTCCCCTGTTTCTGCGTGGACGGCCTTCTTACCAGTGAAGTCCTGCCAACGCTTGATAATTACGTCACAGTATTTTGGGTCTAATTCCATCATGCGGCAATCACGATTATGCTTTTCACAGGCAATCAATGTAGTTCCAGTTCCACCAAAGCAATCAATAACAATGGCGTTCCTGCCAGTAAAATTGGTGATAATGTTTTCGGGTAAATATATCGGAAATGTCGCTTTATGGATGCTTGAAAATTCATTGCCAGAAGCGTTAGCGCCTTCAATAACATTCCAATATGTGCCTTGCCCAAACTGCGGATTGATAAACTTCCGCTTTCCGTCGCCAAAGCACAAAATGAACTCTACTAAATTATTGATAACGCCTTTTTGAATATGCGGCGCAACAGTTTTCTTTTTCCAATAAATCACATCTTTGAACGTGTCGCCAAACTCGTTCACCAATTTGAAAATCGTGCGTTTGTTATCTTGCACCAAACCAATGTTATAAAACACTTCATCCGACACCGCCATTAAGCAATTCATGTTAGCAGTCAGAAAATCAAAAAATTCACTTTCCGTTTGGTTATCATCAAATGAGTTGTATTTTTTGCCCGTTCCAGACTGGCCTTTAACATTTAGCGAACCAGCATTGTAAGGTGGTGAAGTAAAGCAAATGTTAGCTTTTTTACCATCCATCAGCTTTTCAACGGCGTCGATGCTCGTACTATCACCGCACATCAATCTGTGATTGCCCATCACCCAAACGTCACCAATTACGGTCTTTGGCGTTTCAGGAACTTCAGGAACAGCGTCTTCGTCCGTCAGTCCTGCCGTTGGTTCTGGCTCCAGCAATCCATCAAGGAATTTTTCATCAAAGCCCAATAGGTTAATATCGAAGTTCTCTAAGTTGAGGTCTTCAATTTCCGCCTTAAGCATATCCATATCCCACCCTGCGTTTAGGGCAAGCTGGTTATCGGCTATCACAAGGGCGCGTTGCTGTGCCTTTGTCAAATGGTCAATAATAATGGCTGGCACTTCTTCTAAGCCAAGTTTTCGTGCAGCCAATAGGCGTCCATGCCCCGCAATGATGGTATTGCCGCCATCAATTAGAATGGGGTTCGTCCACCCAAATTCTTTTATGCTGGCTGCTATCTGCGCCACCTGTGCGTCGCTATGCGTCCGACTGTTTGCTGCATATGGGATAAGTTCCGATACGCTGCGTTGCTCAATCTTAACGCTCATCAATAGCCTCCATTTATACTGCGCTTGTCGGCGCTTTCACCGACCAAAATAAACGATTTCGTTGTAACTTCCCTTGTCCCCCAAGAGTGCATTTTATCGCCGCACCTTGTGCAATTTGTCGGTTCGTTTTTGCCTTCAGAATGAAATCCGCAATAACAAGCAAACTTAGTTACAACCTCAATCATGTCGTTATACATCCTTTTTCATTTTGGCAACCGCCGCATAATTATCCGACAAACTCTTTCCATTGCCAGTTTGCCCATTGGCGCATTGCGTCGCTTGACCATTCATGCTTGCGCCATTTGGTAAGCAGTGCCGCTTTATCTTTGTTCGCGCTTTGCTTGTGGCGTATCAGGTCAGTCATAAAATCCGTCGCCGTCAATTTCATCATCGCAATCATAATCCAAATGGTCTGGCCTATACCCATCAAGGATAGCTTCGAGTGCGACGGCAGCAGGGCCAGTGATTTCCCTTTTGCCACTCATCCATGCGCGAACAGTCGTGCTTCCAGATGTTCCGCTTAAGCGAAGCGCGTCAGCTATTTCACCAACGCTCCAGCCAAGTTTCTTCTTTGCATCCTTTACGTCTTGTGCTGTGATTATCATTTCTTTTCTTCTGCCTTTGCCATTTTTTGTAATGCGTGAAGGATTGTGGAATGGTCGCGCTTCATAATGCGGCCTATTTCTGGTGTGCTGAACCCTTGTTCACGGAAAAACTTTATACATTCGTGGCGCACTTCGACCAGCACCTTAAAGCGTCGTGGCCCAAGAATGTCGTTCCTGTCATATCCGTAATCGGATGCAATGTGGTCAATGATTGTTAGGTTTCTTTCGCGTGGCGTCATGCCCCTTGCTCCTGCTTTTTAATGGCGATGGCTTCGTTGTAAATTTCGTTCCAAATGCTGTGTATTGTTTCAATGCGGTCATAATGAAATGTGCGGTCAATGTTGCATTTTTCGGTGTTCGAATAATCCTTGCCGTTTGGCGTGACGTTCAATAAATTTTCAATGGCATACTTTAAGCTGGCAACGGCTTTCAATCGTGGGTCGATAAGGTCAGATGCGCTTGAACCGTTTATGTTTAGCGTTGGGGTTATCATGCCGCCGCTCCTTTATCTG